GTCGCCTTGTGGCTAAAAAAACGCCCACCTTTACGGCTATTACATGACTTACATAGACACTGCAAGTTATCCAATGCCCACATGTCACCACCCTTTACACGTGGATAGATATGATCCACTGTGTCTGCTACACCACCACATAAAGCACAGATCCAACCATCACGATCAAGTACTGTAATGCGTAGCTTCTTCCACTTACCACTACCTAACGCACGTTCGCTCAATGCCATCCCTTACGCTTAAAGTGATCTAGTGCTTTACACATAGAACCATAGCGCACTAAGTTATATTTAATGCCCCATTCCACTTGACGATACCCGTCTACTTTAGATAAGTACTTACTTCTACCTTGTGGAATACCATAATGTGAACCATTCTTAGCTTTAGGATTCCATCTACTTTCTTTATGATATAACTCATCTAAACAGTAAAACTCTGTAAATGAATGATTTAACTGAATAAATGCATATTGTTTGTAATGCATAGGTTTGTCAGCTGCAACGGAATAATCTTTTGAAAAGCAAAGGCTAAATGCAATTAGCAAAGAGGTCGCCCAAACTCTGCGCCTTCCGAGTCTAGCCGCTGGCGACTCAGCTTTTCGATTTAAGATCGAACGCTTTTTTAGGGTAGCATACCTTGTCAAGTTAAGCAAGGATTTTGACATAAACGTAGATTCTGAAATCATCTGTGTCCACCCAATTTTCTGCATAGCCAATCTCAGGCATCGCTAACTTCAATCTCCACAAAGTATTCGCCCTCTGTGTAAATCGTATCCTTACGCACAATAGGTGCTTTGCGTAGATCCTCACCATGTAACATGATTAGATGCGTACGCTCACTGTTTAATACTACAAATATGGCGTTATCTGTAGCAAATTTTAGTTTACGTGCTGGTATATGCATAGTCTTGAAAGGGAACTTAGCGCCTTTCCAGTTATGTTTAACCTCTACCTCACAGCTGTAATAATCACCTGCTGGATTCTTAAACAATAGATCTATGCCATATTGGTCAGGGTTTACCCAGGCTGTGCAGCCTTTACTTTCTAGCCATTTAATTACCAATTCTTTAGCGTTATCGTTGTCAGTGTATAACTCTAAGCTAAAAGGTTTAATCATGGCTTGCTACCCCAACCTTTGCCCTTAAACACTAACCCAGGTGCTGAATACAGCCTAGTCATTAATGTATGACATTTAGGACAATCCATAGTTGGCACATCCTCAGTAAATGATCTAAAGGTAGAGCCAAAGGTGCCGCACTCATTACAGCTAAACTCATAAGTAGGCATTACTTTGCTCCAATCAGCTGGCAAGTGTGGCAGACCACAAATTCGAACTTCCAACCACCACACTTATCACATCTGCATATGTCCGAGTCTGGTATATGCAAAGCCTCTGCTATATTCTTAACTCCAACACAGCCACAATCCATGCATTGATACAGCTTAAAACCATCTGGCATATCTGTAGCATCTAGCCACAGAAACTCGGTGTTACGCTTGCACCCATTACACTTAAAAGTGGCGTGATTAGTCACGATTTATCAGCTCATGACATCTAAAGCATGTGCCATCTCTAAAGACCCGATCATCTTCACAGACTTCACACTTAATTACTGTTGGCTCTAGGTGTACACCATTATCATCCATGACGACTTGCACACCCTTACCATTAATAAACGCTATGTAGCCCATAGTTACTCCTTATCCTTCGGGAAATACCACGCACCTGTACTGGTTTGTTTAGCCCAGATAGCATGTTCTTTGATGTTATCTAAACAGATATAACCATAGAAAGGTTTTTTAGTTGTCTTGCTTAAACCCTTCTTTAATGCCATGCCCTTAGCGCAGCCACACTCAGGCGGTGGATTAGGTGCTTCTGGCACAGCTGTAGTCCAATCGGTTTCGCCCCATTGCACTGGATCTTCTAGCTTGTTTTCAACACTAAATGATTCTGATTTAGCGTTTACTGAAGCCATTTCTTCTCGGCTTGGTCGCTTACCTTTAGCTGAGAAACCTGCGTTTGCAAGCGCTCTACCAATCGCACTTGTTTCCGCATTAGGTAAAGCGAAATTTGCGTTAACGCCTCTATCACTAATATTCTCCAACGCAAGCCCCGTAGCACACGCTTTGAGATCTGCTTCTGTTTTGTAGAGTTTACAAACCACAATGAATCTAGTGTTTGTGGCCTCGATAAGCTCTGTTTCCAATCTTCCATCTGGAAATTCCTTCCACCATTTATGTAGACGTTCGTCTACTGTTTCGTAATTGCTTAGGTCAAATGCCATAATTAGTGCTCCCATTCAAAATCTTTATCCTGCATGTATTCATGGCAGGTTTTTGAGATGGCAATATACGCAAGTGCGTCTTTGTAGTGATCGTCAAGCTCTGGACTTTCCACACTGCGACTGATTTTGAGCAATGCCATACAGCCTGCCACTTGATTTGATGTGATCGGGAAATTGAGATACGCAGACCATAACTTGGCAATTCGATCCATCTGGATTGCTGGGTGGCCGTAATGCATCCCTCTTTCGTGTATAAGTGCGACTGCATCTGCAAACAATTTCTCAGTGTTTGTCATAATCAAACACAGCTCTAGATCTTAGTTTCTCGATCTTCTGATTATGCTCAATAGATGCTTTCCAGCCAGCTGATCTACCGACCCAGTATCCACGATCAAACGCTCTACTTTGTATTTTCCAATAAGCCAGTACCAATACTGCTAGACCTAGCATGATCATAAAAAATATCAGACCATCCTGTCTAGCTTCTAGCCATATGTTATTCATTTGTAGCCCTACTTTCTATGCACACGCTTTGTGGCATGGAAATAGTGTGACACCTGTGTACGACTTTGTGGATGATTTCGGGCTATATTTTGATAACGATTTGATAACGTTATTTGTAGAGTTTGCCCTCGAATATAAAGCTGCCATCTGCATTGATAGGTATAGTTATTACCTGAACTTTACGCTCATGCACGTATGCCACAGCGAAGCCTTGTTGCCAGTTAGCATAGCCCCTTGTATAAGCCATTCCTGAACTGCTCAAATCAACAAGATTTCCGACTTCTACTCCCCATACAGTACGCCCTAATTGGCCTCTAGAAGCCTCTGTAAAGGCCGATACCCCTAGTCTATGGGTGTGACCACAGACAACGCTCTTACCTAGCCTTCTAGCCCCGTTTAAGGCCGTTTGTCCAGGCACTTGGCTAAGAGGGAAAGCATCTCCATGAACGGCTGTCCAGCCTGGCGCCCAATCGAGCCCAAAGGGGCTGAACTTGATGCCGAGCTTGTCATATCCCATAAAACGCTCATACTGCATTTCTGGTAAGTTGAGGAATGATGGTAGTCGTTTTTTGATTGATCGATAAAGTCTGATTCCATGGTTACTTCCTAGTACATCTGTTACCCCTAGGTAACTTAATACTTCTTGTGTTTGTTTTCTATCGTCATTTATGTTGCCAACCATTTCATCAATGGTGCCAGCATTAAAACTACCTAGCTGTGGTAAATCAATCTCATCACCAATACAGATAGTCCTATGTGGATTCCACTTGGCTAAAAAGCGGCCTACTGATTTGACACTTGCTTCATTAAAAAAAGGAACTTGCAGATCTGACACAAACGCAATTTTGCGCAATTAGTCCTCGTCTTCGTAGGGGTCATGGTCTGGATTAACTGGATCAAAGTCTGGACTAGATGGTGTTAGCCAGTCTGGAAATACGTTTTTATCGCACATCCCTAGAGCTTGATCTACTGGAAATCCTGCACGTCTTAGGCTTAAATAAAACTCACGCAACGAAATAGCATAGGTATCTAACTTAGTGTTAATCTGCTCATGAGTGTATTTACCCTTGCGCTTATTAACCTTCTTGCGCTTGCGTGCGGTAGCCATATTGCTATTGTCGCTTATTCATGATAAGGAATAGATCATCAACACGCTGTTCTAACCTAGTTAATTGATCTTTCATACTAGAGCCACCATTAGGGCGTAACTCATTTAGCCAACCTTTAACTAAAAAACGTAGTCCTATTAGCACGCCTGATAGCACGGCCATAACGCCAGCGCCAAAGCCAGCCCATTCTGTTGGACTCATTTCGCATCTGCACCGATGCCATAAGCTGTATCGGATTTATCTAAAGCCCTAGCTGCTGGACCAGCAAGTGCTGCAACTACTACAGACAGTGCTGGATCTAAACCTAATTCATTACTGGCTAAAAATGTTAAGAAAGATACTAATACCCCACGTGCATAAGATTTTAGTATTGCTTTTTGCTTCTTGGTTATCTTCATATTTTTCCCCCTAGTAGTGGTATATCAAACGGCTTACCATCTTTGTCGCCTGACTTTGTAAAAGAGCAATGTATGTGTTTTTTATGCGGATTTATACCCCTATAGCGCCGCCACTTAAATCCAAACCTTCTTGAAGCTATAAAACCATTATGTATTATGTAAGATATGCGCTTATCGGTTTTAGCACAGACTCTGATTTGGTCAGCCAGATATATCGAGAGCTGCTCGGATGAATCCAAACGAGAATCAATATCAATGGCTCGGACGATCCCAGATTTGTCTGGATTATGATCCGATTTACTGGCGGAATGACGAGCATCACCAATCCACCCATCACTGGTAGTGCGGCGATCTGGATACCAGGTATCAACCTGATCTCTTAACTGCACGCCAGCTGCACATAACCAAGGTTTCATTCGCCACACTTCCTCAAGATTGTGCTATAAACCTAAAGCCCTTAAATCATCAGTAGTTAAACCAAGTGCGGCAAGTTTACCTTCGGCAGTTGCCTTGGCTTGCGCCTTTGCTTCCGCTTCGGCTTGACGTAATGCTTCATTTTGAGAATAAATCTCAAATTGTGCTATTTCATCGGCATTAGCATTTCTAATTAAATCATCTATTTGTACTTTATATGTCATTTTATTTCCTAACTGTTTTTTAATCCATAAACTCGAATTGTGCCACCTGTTAAAGTGCCTGTACTTGGTGTTATTGTGAATGCAGTATATGAAGTAGTATTATTTAGATAACCAGCAACATACCCACTTGAACCGCCTGTTCGTAATTGAGCAAACCTAGAAATAAAAGCAGTCTCATCGCTTAAAAAAGGGTTATAAACATCTATATCAGTTTGCAGTCCAGATGACTGCCCATTACCTGCAAAATAAAAAGCAGCGTTTGAACCTGCGGCAGTACTTGCTGAATTTGCATAGGTTACAAATTGCCCAGCATAGTAGTAGCCTGTTGTTGTTGCTCCTAAAGTAAGTTGAAAAAAGTTATCTGCGCTTGCTGAGCCACCAGTAATAATGATTTTATAATTATCATAGGTTGCACTAAAAGCACCAGTAACAGTTACTGATGCGACTGCCGATCCAATAGTAGTGGCACTTATCAAAGTCATTCCACTGCCACCACCAACTGCTACCCAGGCACTACCAGAGTACGTGAGCACTTCATTTGTATTTTTTAGATAACAGGCATTACCTTCTTGTGGTGATGTAACAGCTGCATCTCTAGCTGTGGCATCGTCAAACACCCAGATACCTTGCATTAAATAGCCATCTACGTCGGCTGCGGTTAATACCTCGCCTGTAACAAAATCCTTAAACCCTAAACCTGCTGCCATCTCTACTCCTTAGTAACTTAGGACATTATAGTCTAAAGTGCCATAAATGCTATTATTTAGGATAAAAG